GCATGCGCGCGCTGACGATATTGAACGAATTGCCGACCGCATCGGCTGTGGTGGCAATATCGGCGATATCCGCACCGGCGGCTTGCGCGGTGGCGGAAACCGAAGGCAGGAAGCTCATCGCATCCTCGATCGAGCGACCGGCAGCGACCAGCGTTTCAAGGCCTGACGTCACCTGATCCTGGCTCATCGCATAATCGTGACTTGTCTGGTTCACCACCTTGAACATTCCGTCCACGGCGTCCTTGCCCTTGTCCGCATTGATGGCGATGCGGTTAAGTCGCCGTTCGGCGGCGGCGTAGTCCGTCAAGCTTTCCTTAACGCCGTAAACGCCCGCCACAGGCGCAAGCAGCCGCGCCGAAGCGATCGCGGCGCGGCTGGTTGAAGCGATCAGGCCGGATTGTGTGCGGTTGAACGCCTTGGCCTTCCGGTCGACCTTGTCGAGGTTCCCCGACAACTGCCGGAAAGCGTTCATGTTGCCGAGCTTCGACGACAGCCGAAGCACAGCCTCCATCGTTCGGTTAGACATGTCTGCGTTGTTCCCAGGCAGTGGCGCGCGCGTCGTAAGTCAGCACTTCAGCGAACGTCAGACGCCCGACCTCGTCGAACCCTTTTCCGTACCGCCAGAGGAGTCGGTCGGCGGCTTCTTCGACGTACGGGCAGAGGTAAAAAAATCGCGGATCGCATCATGAACCGCGAGCGCGTCGACAAGATCGAGCAGCGCAAGGTCGGCACCCGAATGCGGTTCCTTCACGCATCGCTCGGCGTATTTGGCGACGACGTCATGATGGCGCACCACCATCGAGCGAATGGGCGACCCGTCGGCGGCAAACTCGACAGGTTGCCATTCCTCGACATGGCCGAGGTCGACGAAGTCTTGCCAACGCGGCGACCGGAAGGACAGCGCCGCAACTGGCTTACCCGTTTCGGTGTAAGTCCGCGAAAGCGGAACGGTCACGTCGCCCATCAACGGATCTTCCGGTAGCTTTCGGCCATGATCCCGACGCCCGAAACCTCGCCGTTAAGCCGGTTCGACGCCGGTTCGCCGGTGTAAAACGCCTGCGTGAACAGGTGGATCGCCCCGGTGAATTCCTCGACGATGGTCACATCGCGGCGGTCGTCGCCCATCATGCCGGCAAGGTCGATGCCCTTGTCGACAAAGGTGATTTCCGCGCGCGGCGCCGCCGGCGTGGCAATCCGGTCGGGACTTCCGTCCTGGTTGACGATACCCTCGACAGTGCTGGTCGATGGGTAGCAGGTGAAATTGCCGCGCAGCGAAATGTTGCGCCCGGCCGAGTCGCGAAATTTCATCACGCCGCCGAAGTCGTTACCGGACATGTCTGGTCTCCATGTGTGTCAGGAATGGTGCAGGGTCGATGGCGTTCCCGCTGGCGCTTACGCCGGCGAGAACTGCGAATAGACGACCGCGTTGGCCGCGATCACGTCCAGCGGATCGGCCGTGTCGATCGGTGCGTAAATGTCGACCCTGTTCGGATTGTCGGCATTGCGCTTGACCTCGATCAGTTCGGCGGCCTTCACGGCGTTTGTGAGGACGCCGGTCATCACCATGCGCTGATAGGAATGCATGACCGTCGCCCGGATATCGGCCGGCGTGGTGAGGGTCTGCAAATTGCCGGGATTGTCGTCGGCAATCGCCTTCTGGCCGTGTTCGACGGTGAGGTCGGTGCGGAAGCGCCGCAGCGCATAGACGAGCTGGCCCGCCTTCTGCACATCGCGAAAGGTCGTGTCGGGCACGCCGTTGAACGTCCGCGCGGTGGTGATCACCTTGTCGACGACAACATCGCCGGCGCCGTTCACTTTCCACGTCGAAAGACCCGAGCCGAGGAAGGCGTCGCGCGTCGCATAGTCCAACCATCCCGCCCGGTCGCGCGGCGGCAAAAGACCCTCGACGACAAGTCCGGTCTGGTTTCGCGACACATTGCCTGTCGCCCCGTCGGAAAGCCACGGCACGATGCGCGCCACGATGCCCGCCGCCCACTGCCAGACCGGATTGGGCGCATTCGAAGATGCGATCACCGGCAAGATAGAAAGATGGCGATCGTCGAGCGCCAGGCCGGCGGTCGTCAGGTTCCCGATGGAGTCCGCCATCGGGAAAAAGACATGCCCATAAATCTGCCGGTTCCACGCCCAACGGCCCGAGATATCCGACAAAAGGGTCGAGTAGCGCGCCACATTGGTTGCGTCGGCAAAAGCGCTGACGATCCAGTCGAATTCATCGTCGCCGAGAGCCGCGAGACCGGCAGTCAGGTCGGGCGTGCCCGCACCGGACGTCGGCGCGGCGATCGCGACCTTGCTGGAAAGCACGTTCGAACCGTCAAGCGCCGGCACGACAATGTCGATCCCGTTGCAGATCGTGCCTGCATGGCGCGGCGTCAGCGTAACGACGTTGGTTCCGGCGGCGGCCGTGAAGGGCAGGCTCGCGCCGGTGAGGCGATTGAAATAGCCGTTAATGGCCGCAGCAAGCGCCGTTGCGACCGCGTTGGCCGTGTCGCCGGCCGCGACGGTAAACATGACCGTTTCACCGGCAATCTGGACGGCGGCGGCGCCTGCCGCAGGCGCGGGGCTGATGGTGAGCGAACGGCTTCCCTTGGTGCCGGTTTCCGGCACGGCAAGGATCCAGATTTCCTGCGCCGGCGCATTCTGGCGGGCAAGCCGCACCATGTCGTCGAGCATGGAGCCAGCGCCGGCCAGGCGACGCGCCTCGGCGATGGTCGGGCAGGGCGTCGGTGTATTGGCGGCGATGACCGCGCCGGCAAGCGCGTGCCCGACCAGCAAGAGCCGCGAGCGGTTTTCGAACTGGCCGCCTGAATTCACTTCAAAGGCGATGATCGGCGCGATGAGATTACCGGGAATGGTGTTGAACATTGATCAGGCCTCGTTGGTTTTGCGGCGGCCGTCAGCGGTCGCGCGTTCGGGTTGCGGTTTGACCTCGACGATGTCGCCATCCTCGAAAAGCGTTCGGTAATAGGGCTTGGCAATGTCTGCCGCGACGCCGTCGGGCGGCATCAGGCGCCCGTCACGGTCGGGCATCGGTATGGCAAGGCCCGGCCGCGCCGGCGCATAAAGCTTCGGGTTCGCCATCGTTTTACTCCGTTTCTACGGTGAGGCCCGCGCCGAGCGCCGGGTCGGCAAAGTCGATGCAGGCAAGCGGCGTGCGCGCAACCTCGTTGAAGTGACCGGCAAGCACGGCAAGCTTTGCCGCAGCCGGTGACCCGGCAGGCAACAAGCCCGCCAGTGTCGCCAGCGGTTCCGGCAAGCCTGCGCTGTCCGAAAATTCGTCGTCGGGCAGGCTCAAGGTGAGCCGCAAGGTTATCCGGTGCCAGCGCGCGCCGAGCTGCGGAATGGCGAAGGCTTCTTCCTCCCACCGCACGACCCTGCGCACGAAACGCCGGAACAGGCGGCCGCGCTCGTCATACATCAAGAGGCGCCGCACCTGCGCGCACAGGGCGGCAAGCACAAGCCGCGCATCCCAATCGTCGGCAGGCATGGCGTCGGCGAACGGCGCGCCGGCCTCGTCGTTAGCGGCGACCGCAAGTTCGGCGACGATTTCGAGCACGCCCTCGGCCGCGCCATCGTCGAAAGCGCCGATTTCACCACGCGGCGCCGTCGAGGCGTCCGTCGTAAAGAGCGCGAGAACGGGCGTGAACTTCGCATCGCGGTCGAGGTCGTCGATCCCGACAAGCCGGCTATCGAATATCCTGACGCCGGCAAGCGTCGGAAACGCCCCGTCGCCGGCAAGCGCCGCCGTCGGGCACAGAACCTCAAGCGCGGCAAGCCGTGCGGCTTCGGCTGAAAGCATGATGCCCCTATCCCTTTATCAGTGCCAGGCCGAGGATGATGTTGCCGATGCCGTCCGGGTCGCGCGTGACGACCTCGAAAAGCTCGACCGTCGCAATCCTCAAGACATGGTCGCCGACGGCAATGTCGCCTGCGAAACCAGTCGAGCCGAAGATTTCCGGCGAGCGGCTGACCATGCGCTCGGCCTGCCCGATAATCGGCATTGCCCTGCGCCGCGCGGCGAGTTCGGTATCCTGGTAGAAGGCAATCGAAATGGCCGCCTCGGGTCGCGTTGCAGATGCAACCGCGCCGCCATGCGGCCCCTTGGCCCGGTCGCGGGGCTTGAGTGTCGCGGCCTCGCCGAACACTGCGTCGACCGCAGTTCGGGCAAGAGCGGCGAGGCGCGCGAACTCGCTTTGCATCGGCGCGCTAGATCGTGTCGCCGAGCAGCACCTGGCCGACCGTGTCGGCGGAAAGCGCGGCGGCGCCGGCAAAGCCGAACAGCGTATTTCCTGCGCTGGTCGTGGTGAAGCCGCTGTTGTCGGCCTTGAGATAGACCTTGACGCCCACCGTCCATGCCTCGCCGGTAATCTTGGCGGCCTCAAAAAGGCCTACGCGGACGACAGGAACGTCAACGCCCTCGGCGGCGGTTGCGGCGGCAAAGCCGCGCAGCGATCCAATGACAACCGGCTGGCCCGAAGTGACGCCGCCGGCAGGCGCCGGAACGGTGAGCGAATTTTCTTTCGACTTGCGGCCGCAGCCGCCGATTAATGGAAGGGCGAACGATGGCGCGGGCGGCTTTGCTCAAGCCGCCCGGCCGGTCATCGTGTCAGGCCGGTTTATTGGCCGGGGTTCTTGTAGCCGCCGCGATAGTCGACGGCGCCGACGCCGAAATCGTGTTCGACCGTCATGCCGATGCCCTGCGTCCCGAACGGCTCGTCGAAGCGAACGCGCGGTGCGGTGTAGCCGTCGAGATAGCCCCACTGGTAGACCGCCGCTTCCTCGGGGTCGGCGAGCAGATACCAGGCTTTGCCGGAAAGCTCGGCCGAAACAACCGGCTTCAGCTTGCCGACGAACGGATTAACCTTGAGGGAGTCGTTTGCGCTGATCGGCGCGAGATATTGCAGCGCCTCGACCTCCTTGTCGGGCGACACAAGCAACACGCTCGGCGTCAGGTTGAGCGTCGACTTGCCGTCAATGCCGGTCTGTTTGCGCAGCGCGGCCTGCCCGGCCCCGATGGTG